ACCTGTAGTCTGTGCATTATCTTCAAGACGCAAAACTGCACCATTATTGGTTGCACCTATTCCTTCATCTCCACAAGAACCTGTATAAGAAAAAGTAGCATTTGCAAAACTGTTGGTAAAAGCCATAGTAGACTGACCAACGCCACTTTCATCTGTTATACTACTAGTATTAAAACTTTCTATTATTGCATATTGAGCATTTCTTTGATTAGACCTGCATCTAACTTTAGCTAATCCATTTTGTAAATTAGTCGTAGCAGAACCCTCACCTTGAATAGTTATAGATGTTTCTGCTGTCTTGCCTTTTATAGTATCTACGTTGAGTTGGCTTGTCATACAATACTCCAATAACCATTAACAGTGACTGTTGCTGACTGTGTAATAGGACCTGCTGACACACCATTTTCATCTGCGTCTATAGTTATGTCTGCACTAATGGTTTGTCCGTTCAATCTAATTATACTATTGTTACCTTTAAAAGGATATCTTGTATCTGACTCATTCTTTGTATATGAGTTAGCAACAGAAAATACATCATAGACAACCATTTCTACAATATCATTTGCACTTGCTCCAGTAACTAATACCACTGATGTTCCAGTAGTTGCAGCATAGTCTGTTCCCGGAACAAGCAATACACCATTCTGATAAACATCCATGTACCTTGAGTCATTATAACTTAGCGATAAAGAGTTGGCATCTGATCCACTGAAACTCGTTTGACTGGCTGTAGCTTGATACTGAAACCTACTTCTTACTCCAAAATTTTGTGATCTTCCTATATATGGCATAGTTAATCCGTTGGTTTCTCTGGAAATTTAAAGCCTTCATCATCCATACTTTTATAAGTTTTAGTTATGTCTCTTAATGCTTGTCTATATGTTTTCATTTTTTCTGTCATGGTTACATCAGTATTTCCATAAAAATCGGTTTCAACTAATAATCTATTTCTTACAGATCGCAAATTATCTAATTGTTTAGATTTTCGTCTTGCCTTTATTTTATCTGCTTCATCTTTTGGTAAATCTCTTAATCCTACACCATGTATAAAAGTTTTCATTTATGCTCTCCTCAATCCATAAATGTCCATTTTAACAACACTTACATTACCATTACTAAAATTAATTCTTAAATCTGTTATTTGTGCATTATTAACAGTATGCAAACCAGTCATCATATAAAAGCTACCATGATTATTATTAGCAAGTGTAGTGCCACCTAATTCAGATATTAGAGTTGGTATACCATTACCTAAACCTCTAAAATTTACACATCTCATAAATCCAGACCAGTATTTACTTGGTGTATTAGTAAAAAACAATTCACCATCACCATTTGCATTATAGTTTCTGCCGCCACCATCCGCACCTGCTTCTCCCTCAATATAATAAGGATTGGTTTCTCCACCACCATAAGAGCCATTAAATTTAAATTCAATTTCTAAACTTGAGCTAGTTGAACTATCACCTTGTATTCTCATTACATCAATATAAAAAGAATCGTAATCATCATAATCCATACTCCATTCAAATGTTGTGGCACCAATAGATGTATTACTGATATTTGCTAGTAATTGTAGAGATGAAGTTGCACCTGTAAAATTAGTGCCACCATCAAGAACTTTAGTTAATCCCATTACTGCTCCTTATGCGTATGGACTATCGCCTAATACAGATGTGTCCCATGCTGCTTTGAGCTTTGCGATTGTATCTGCATCATTTATGGCTTTAGCTGCTGGTGCATCTCTCAGTGCTTTCTTTTTATTTACACTTGCAGTTTTTGCACTTGCATCATCTGCTTCTAATGCTTTCATGTATACAACGTCTTCTGCTTCTAATAGTGGCTTTCTTACCTCTCTGATTTTATCTTGAAAAATCTTTTTCGCTTCAGTTATGTCTTCAGATATAACTTTACCATTAAGTTTCCAAGCACCTCTAAAGTGTCTATCAGAAGGAACAGTCACAGTAGAAGCATCTACAGTTGCCCCATCTTTATCTGTTATATATGTTTTGGTTGTCATTTTTGCTCCTTATGCTGCTTCATTATCAATCTTCCAAGCATTACGCCATATGCGTGTATTTGGCAGTTGATCCTTTTTACAAATAACTAATCTTTGTCGATTAGCTTTTTCATAATCTCTCCACACCCTTTGTGGTATGTCTTTCATAATCAAATACTCTATCGCTTGTTCTTCCGTCATTTTACCAATAGGCTTGGTATTGTGCAATAGATAACCTCTTGTATGTTTTTTAAAATCTGGCTTGGCTTCATCTTCTGCTAGTAACCAGTAAACCTCTACTGGCGGCAGTATACCGCCTTGTAATGCACAAGCCATCCAGTTTGGATCTGGCACAGTAACTTTTGCACATTCATCTGTGTCTGGATCTTCCCATACAATTCGATAGTCTGATTGTTTGCCTTCTAAGTTTTCTTTTGCCCAACACAATCTATCCCATAAATGTGTGCCTTGAAACTTTGGTGTTTTTATTGTCATGCTAAATCTCCACAAATTTGCATTTCTGTATGTGTGATATTACTTTCTGTATTACTTCCATCATTCATGCTCATCATTCTTACTTCTACAGCACTTGCTGCTTTACTAGGGCTTTGAACCATTCCTCGTGGATTTAAGCCATCTACTGTTACTGCAACGCCTGATGAGTACAGTGCATTACTCAAAGCGTTTGTAAAATGTATACCAAAATCTCCAGTTCCATCATCATCTACAGAGCTACAATTAAAACTATCGTCTTGAACTGCATCCATGCCTAATGTAAACCAAACTTTATTTACACCATTAAATAAATAACTTGTATCAATAGACTTCTCTGTACCAGTATTAACTGTGTCAGATGTTGTTAATGTATCAAATGCTATTGTTCCGTTTGCCATTATGCTAGGTCTCCGTGTACTGATGACCCCATTGCATGGTCTTGATATGCAACAGAGGTATTTGTTGTTCCAAAAGCAAATTGTGCAGTAGTTGTGGCATTTGTTGACGATAGGATAAAATTAAGACCTCCACTCTCTTGTTGTATTGTAAGAGATATATAAAAATTTACGGAAGCCATTGAATTAGTAAAATTTACATCTAATTGACCTGTTGACCTGTCATCTATTGAACTACAATTTAAAGAATCTAGTAAACTTGTGCCATCCCCACTTGTGCGTGTCCAACATTTAGCTAACCCTTGTTGTAAGTTCGTTGTGGTAGAACCACCCTCTCCTGTAACAACAATGCTACCTGCTGAAGTTGTACCTGTTAAGGTGTTTGTCTTAATGGTACTCATGCTAGGTCTCCAAAACATACTGCTGTACATTCACCACTTGTACTTCCGTAATCTCCAATTACAAAATGAGAAGAAGCATTTGTATATGCGTGTTGCAATCTTTGACTAGAAGTAGACCTATAACCATTACTCCTTGTTGTGTCTTCTTTTGTGTTTAAAGTATAAGTTCCACCACCAGCCGAGCCTAATGTATAAAAATGACTCCCTGCAAATATATAATTTACTGTATTCATATTGCTTGTATGTGCTACAGAATCATCTCCATTGGCATTGTCTGTTAAAGATGTAATATTAAAAGATTCGGCATCAAGGGCACTTCCATCTCCTTTGTAGGAAATAAGTATTTTTGCTGCTTCTTGCTTAGTAAGTGTTACTGCACCACCACCTGTGCTTTGTACTGTATCTACTTTAATTGTACTCACGAAGTCACCAACCTTCCGCCATTTTCAACTGTAAGAGTTACGCCAGATGCAACTGTTAGTGGACCTGTAACCTGTGCGTTCTCTGTGGCAAGTATAGTAACATCAGAAGTTAAACTTTGTGCATTCGTTCTAAATATACCACCTGCTTTAAAGTTACCTTTATTCTCTGCGGTTGGAGTAATTGTTCCAAAAGTTCTGCCAAAGAACATAACAAAGATATTATTACCAGAGTTATTGCTTGGTGCAGCAGTAAAGGTTAAAGTTGTTCCATCTGGTACTGTATAAGATCCAGTTGGTTCTTGCACCACACCATCTACAGATACAACAATATCTTGTTCTGAACTTACAGTTTGATTTAATGTGAATGTTGTTGTACTACCATCACCACTAAACTCTTGTCTTGTTGGTAAGCTCTCAAAAGCTGGTGATATATCGTTACCTATCAAAGGCATGACTTACTCCTATTCACTAATTGTGTCTACAACTGACACCCATACATCAGCAGAACTTGCTGTATTACTCTTAACCTTTAACGCATCACCACTAACCATGACAATCTTAGCACCACCATCAAGAACTT